ATGACTGTTCGTTTAGCTAATGACATCCAGTCTTACGATCTGGGGTCTGCATCCTTGCTAGACTTTGAAATTGATTTTATAGAGGCTATCTAATGCCAAGAGGTCTTCACAGTAATACTATCGCTGCACTTGCTTCAGATTCTTTTAACCTGGCAACTCTAATACAGTTTGATTTTAGTACGACTATTAGAATTACTGATTGGGGTAGAAACGTATATTCTGGAGGTAGTACTTGGACATCAAGTAGTCATCTAATCGGCGTAGATGCTCCGCAAGAAACGCAAGGATTAAGAGTAAACACATTAAATATATCGCTCTCTGGAGTAGATCCATATTTTAATAATATCTTTTTATCTGAAACTTCAGGCCAATCCACATACCTAGATGCGCCGGTTAAAGTGTATAGAGCTGTTATGAATGACAGTGACGGTGTAATAGGTCAAAGGTTTTTAGTATTTCAAGGATTAATTACTGGCTTTGATATTGCTGACTCAAAAGATTCAAGTACCTTAACTGTTGAGTGCGCTTCTCATTGGAAAGACTTTGAGAAAGAAAATGGAAGACGTACAAATAACAACTCTCAAAAAGTATTCTTTCCCGATGATAAAGGGTTTCGGTTTGCTGCTGAATCAATCAAAGATATAAGGTGGGGTAAAGAATGATACTTCTATGGATTGCAGTTGGTGTCGGTGTTGCTTCTTATGTAATGGCGGTACAAGCACAAAAGAAAGCAGAAAAAGCAGCCAGAGCTATGGCTGGTGTTCTTGTAAATAAAGAATCTAACATTGAGCCAATACCAGTAGTTTACGGCGAAAGAAGATTGGGTGGCGTTCGTGTTTTTATGTCGTCTAAAAATGTATCAGGTGGCGACCCTAATGAGTTTTTGTATGTTGTTCTTACTTTATGTGAAGGTAGAGTCGAGTCAATTACTGATATTGAATTAGACGGGAATCCTATAAGTGATGCTAAGTATAATGGGCTAGTAACTGCTACAGTCAAGACTGGTGGCGATAATCAATCTTCTGTTTCTTTTTTGAATGAAGCAGATGCAGATTGGGACTCTACACATAAACTATCTGGTGTTGCATATGTCGCATTGAAACTCAAATGGAATACTAAGGCTTTCCAAGGCGTTCCTGAAATTACCGCTTTGGTTAAAGGCAGAAGAGTTTATGATCCACGGCAAGACAGTACTAGCTCCGCTTATGACGCAAGTGTGGGCGTTAATACCCAAAGACTGGGAAATAATAACACTTGGACTTGGTCTTTAAACCCAGCTTTATGTATTAGAGATTATTTGTCCAATACAAGATTTGGTAAGGGTCTTCCAAGTAGTGCAATAGATATAGATTCTATCGGATCTGCTGCAACTGATTGTGATGAATTAGTAACGCCTTATGTTGATGCTGTGGGTACAATTCCAGTGTTTCAATGTCATGCCGTTTTACAAACTGATAAAAGCATATTTGATAATATAGAAACTTTGCTTATGGGTTGCAGAGGTTTTTTGCCTTTCAACCAAGGCTTGTATTCATTAAGAATAGATAAAGCACGAAATAGCTCGTTTGAATTTAACATTGACAATATGACAAGTGCTTTACAAATTAAGGGCGTATCTAAAGAAGATAAATATAATCGTGTAGTAACTAAATTCCCAAACAATATAGTAAATTACGAGCCTGATGAAATATCTTGGCCTAATCCTAATGGAAGCACTTACGAGCAAGCACAGCACGCATTGTTTCAAACGGAAGATAATGGCACTGATTTATTGCTTCGAGTAGATTTAGAGGCTGTAACTAGCCCGTATGTCGCTAGAGAGCTTGCAAAGGTAATATTATTCAGATCACGTTATGCCAAAAGAGTACAGTTCAAAGCTACTAGTGAAGCTTTAAATGTTTCTGTGGCTGACACTGTTACTGTTGTACATCCAACACTGTCATCAAATTTAACGCCGAAGCTATACCAAGTAGAAGAGCTGTCATTGAATTATGATGGCACCGTAACTGTTGGACTTGTTGAATACAATGCTGGTATATACACCTACGATCAACCGCCTATTCAAGATGCCTTTAATGTGCCAAATCTACCTAATCCTTTTGCTGTTGCACAAGTTACAAACCTTACGGGTGCAGCCAGTACATTTTTGGGTAGTGACGGAACGGTTATACCTAGAATAACTATATCTTGGGATGCCGCTCCAGATTCATTTGTTGAAGCTTATGACGTTGAGTTTAAAAAAACATCTGAAGGTAATGATGCTTACCGATCTATTCGAGTTACTACTTTACAGACAGAGCTAACAGACGTTGAAATAGGTGTTTCATATAACGTAAGTGTGTTTTCTGTAAACGCAATGGGCGTTAGGAGTGATGCTGTTAGCATTACAACTGCTGGTGCTGGCGATACAACTGCTCCTGGTGTGCCAACCTCTCCCACTGCAACCGCTGCATTTAAATCTATTAGCCTTAGTTTTACTACACCTGTGGACACAGATTTATCTCACGTTAATGTTTACAGGGGTGTGTCAGGTGGTCAGTACACTCTTATGGCTAATGTATCTTGCCGTCCTAGAAACATAAACGGAACTTGGACTGCATCAGCCTGTGAGTTTGTTAATGGAGGGTTAAACTCTAATACTCTTTATTTTTATAAGTTTAGTTCTGTAGACTTTAGCGGAAATGAATCTGCTCTTTCGTCCCAGGTTAGTGCTACTACATTAGTTGACCCTGTTGATGGCGATACTGGCCCAAGAAATGCTACAGGTTACGTCTATTATGCACTAAGCTCAACAAACACCCCGTCAACGCCAAGTGCTTCAGGTGCTTACAATTTTACTACAGGTGTATTTAGTGGCCTTACACAATATTGGTCACGAAACCCGCCATCTATAAACGGTAGCGACAAAAGTTATTGGGTTAGTATGTTTTCCGTCCAAGAAGCCACATTTGGAGTTGGAGCTACACAGAGTAAACAGTTTGCTACTCCTGTCCCAAGTTTTGTATTTAACGGTATCGTTACTTTTGTTAATTTAAATACTGAGCTTGCTGATGCAAACAGCAGTGAAATTACTACTATTAATGGTGGATTAATTAAAACTGGCTTAGTCGAAGCAAATAGATTAAGAATTGATAATGTTGGCATTGATACAGTAACCGCTGGAGGTCAAACAAGCCTTATTATTGGCAGTCAGGGAATTAAAAACGGCAACATTGAAGATGGCGCTGTTACTAATGTAAAGATAACTGGAGCTATACAGTCAGCGGCTTACTCATCAGGCACTGCCGGATGGAAGATAGATAAGGCTGGTGACGCTGAGTTTAATGACGCTGTATTCAGAGGTACATTAACTGCTGCAAGCGGAACATTAGGCGATGTAACCTTACCTACTGGCGGTGACATTCGCTCTGGTCAAACAGCATTTAATACAGGTACTGGATTCTTTTTAGGTAATGTAGGCGGAACTCCTAAATTTAGCATTGGAAATCCTAACGGCGCAAATATGCGTTGGACAGGCTCACAACTTATAATTGAAGGCGCTACTAGAACTGTAACTGCTGGCGATCAGGTTTTGGCTGTCTCAATTAAAGGTGGGCAAACGAATATCGCCACTTATGTGAAAGTTGCTGAAATTGCAATAGGAGTAGATGGGGCTATAAGAACAAAGGCCACTATTGCAGGCGGTAACAGTAGCACAACAGCCTACGGGCAGTTCAGAAAAAACGGTTCTAGTTCTGCCTATAAGTCGTTTAGTAAATCCAATACTGGTTATACTGAATTTGTAGACACTTCAGAAAACATTAATCCTGGTGATACAATAGAGCTTTGGCTTAAAAGCAACGTAAACGGTAGGATTGCTTTTTGGGGTAGTTTTGGCGTGTACGCATCAGAAGGCGCAGCAGCAGCCGTAACTTTAGAGGTTTAAGATGGACATATATACATTAGTAAAAGGCGACTCAGCACCACAAATCAGAGCTACCGTAACCCGTGAAGACGATGGTTCAGTAGTAAGCTTTGCAGGCGGCGTTGTACGCATGAAGTTTAGAAAGAAAGATACAACTACAGTATTATTTACCATGTTTGGTGCAGACTCAGGTAGTGACTTTGCTAATGGCATTGCCACATTCTCTTTTGCTCCAGGCAACTTGAACCTCGATGCCGGTTATTACCAAGGCGAAATTGAGATAACTTATTCTGACGGTCTAGTTGAAACTATCTATGAGATAATGGAATTTTATTTACGAGATGATTTCTAATGCTAACTTTTAAAATAGCATACAAGAAGGCTATTGCTGCTATTCAGTTTAAGAAAGCAATTACTGCAATCCAGTTTGGATATTATTATATATTTAGCTATTTTACTGATACGGCTAACGTCCAAGACGATTTTAAATGGCAATTAGATCGAGAAATACAAGATTCATCTACAGTTTCTGATAATTCCTCGTTAAGTTTGAGCAAACCAGTATCCGATACAGCGAATACGGAAGACAATTACACGGTATTAATAGGTTTGGGTCGCTCAGAAAGCTTAGATGCTGCTGAAGATTTTAGTTTTAGCATATCTACAAATAAAAGTGATACAATCGGAGCATCTGATTCAGGACTAATTGTTTCACAGGATTATTGCAATATAGACTATTTCGCGGCTGACTTTGTTGGTGAAAGCGCAACCATTTAAAGGTAAACAAAATGATTAACGATAAAATGCAAGTAACTGGTGATGTTACTCTGACACTTACTGATGAAAAAGGCAATCTAAAAGCACGCCAAGAGATCAAAAACCTTGTTGTAAACACTGGTTTAACCTTTATTAACCAGCGTATGCTTGGTACTAGCCAAGCGGTTATGTCGCACATGGCTTTAGGATCAGGCACAAATGCTGCTGCCGCAAGTGATACTGCCCTACAAACTCAAGTTGGCAACCGTGAAGCTTTAGATGCCGCTGTAAACGATTCTCCTGGTGTTATTACATACACCTCTACGTTTGAGCCTGGTGATGCAACTGGCGCTTTGACTGAAGCTGGTATTTTTAATGCAAGCACTTCTGGCAATATGCTTTGTCGCACTAAGTTTGATGTCGTAAATAAATCTGCGACAGATACTTTAGCTATCACTTGGGTTGTAACCATTAGCGTATAAGGGGTTTATCGTGTCTACTATCGTAACAAGAGCAGGAAAAGGTTCACCGCTTACCAATACGGAAGTGGATGCGAACTTTACAAACTTAAACACAGACAAGGCACAGCTAGACACAACTGTAACTTTTACTTCGTTGACTGCTAACGATTTGAAAGCCAGCAGTAGCTTACCCTTTATCTATTCTGTTAACACTGATGTAGCTGCTTCTGAATTAAGAATTGGCTGTTCTGGGTCAGCAACCGCTTACCGCTCAAGAGGTGGTGCTAGTAGTTTTGGAGGTCACCAATTTACTAGATTTGATGGGACTAACACATATTCAGTTTTAACCACCAATGCTGATGGAGATATTTTATTTCATGATGAGACTGGATTAACAAAAGCTAGGTTTGATAGTGCAACTGGTAATTTACGGTTAGGTGATAATGGAACTTCGAACGCTCAATTAAAAGTTGACGGTGAATGTATAGTTGAAACTTTAAGTTCTGTTGGATTTGCTCGTTTCGGGACTATTACAGGGGCAGGGAGTACGGGTCAGACTGCTTCTGCAATAGAAATTAGAGGTACGCCCGCTGAAGTTGGCAGTTTTACAGGTACTGTTTCTGCTGGAGTTTTAACTGTTGCTAGTGGTGGCAGTGCTACTCTAGCTGTTGGTCAGGTTCTTTACGACTCACCCGATATACCCGCTAATACATTTATCGAATCATTCGGAACTGGCACTGGCGGAGCTGGCACTTACAACTTAAGTCAATCTTTTGATTTGTCCTCACAAACTTTGCGAGTTGGTGATAAATCTTCAACAACCCTAACCATTACTAATATTGATGGCGGTGTTAAAGCTGGGCAGCCAATCGGTGCAATAGATTTTAATGATTCAGATGGAAATAATGACGGGACAAAGGGCTTTATAGTTTGTGGCTCTGAAGATGTAACTCCTTCAACTTATTTAGCTTTTGGAACACACCTGCAAGGCATTGGAAAACACGCTAGAGAAATTGCAAGGTTTGATGAAGAGGGTAATTTCTTACTTAATGCACTTGCATATAATGAAACCTTAGACCATGTAGAGCTTAGACAAGATGGTGAAATCCGGTCTGCTTCTTTAACCACTGGCACTATAACTGCTACAAGCAGTGGTTCTTCGCCATTAACCGTAAATAGAAATAACGCAAACGGCACTATTATTGATTTACAGGCGAATGGAGTTACAAAGTCTGTTATTGGTTATAACTCAAATGGCGAAGCGTTTTTAAGAAGTGACCTCGGTGGGTTCAGGTTTAGCCAATCAGGCCTGAGGCCAACAACTGATGGCTTTAATGGAAATGACAATGCTGCTGATTTAGGGACTTCATCAAATAGATTCAAGGATTTGTATCTTGCTTCAGGTGTTTACTTAGGCGGTACAGTGGCAGCTAATAAGTTAGACGATTACGAGGAAGGAGAAATAACCGGTTTAGAGCTAACTGATGCCAATGGTGGCAATGATGGCGGTAATTTAGCAACAATTGAAACTATTAATGCTTTTTACACAAAGGTTGGCAATACAGTTCATGTAATTATTAACCTGAATAACATTGACAAAGGTGACCCTCTTAACAATGGCATGACTCCTACACAGCAGATTTGGTTGCGTGGGTTGCCCTTTGTTATTAGTGCTAACAGTATTACAATTACAAAGCCCTACACAGTACAAATAGACAGTGGTAGTGGTTCTACTGGCGTAACGGCACTTGCAGCCTCAAATTCTAATAAGATGCAATTCAGAACAAACGCAGAAAATGGAAGTACGGCAGGTTTAAAAGTCGAGAAAATAAATAATGCTCTCGCAGACATTCAGCTAAATTTTTGTTACAAAACAACAGATTAATTATACTTAGTGGATTCTAAGTACATATAGGAAAATATAATGGCATTAGAAAAAGTAGTAACAGAAGATAAGATTGAAATTGTTGGCGAGTTTAAAGCCGTACAAGTACGCACCAAGACAGCAATTATTGATGATGGACTTGAGATTTCTTCAGCATATAGCCGCAAAGTAATATCTGCTGGCGATGACTATTCAAGTGAAACCTTAGAAGTACAAGCTATTTGCGCTATTGTACACACGGATGCAGTTATAGCTGCTTTTGCAGAACATATCGACTCAATGGAAGATTAAATTATGTTGGACTCAGGTAAAGAAGTATTAGATGTAGCTGCTGGATCTACAGCATTATTATCAATGGCGGCTTGGCTACCGCCTATTTCATCTTTGTTTGCAATCATCTGGTTTGCAATAAGGATATTTGAGTCCGACACAGTTCAGGGATTACTTGGCAATGATAAATCTAAGTAGCTTAATTTCACCAGTATCTAAACTTGTTGGAGGCTATTTTAAAAACAAAGCTGAAGAAAAGCAGGCCGTTCACCAAGCCAAAATGGAAGTCATCAAAAACGATGCCAATTGGGAATCGAAGATGGCTGATGCTTCAGCAACAAGCTGGAAAGACGAGTTCTGGACAATAGTATTAGCTATACCTATATTTATGATTGGTTACGCTATTGTTGTGGATGACACTACAGTGATTGACCGAGTTAAATTAGGGTTTACTGCATTAAATGGCCTGCCTGAATGGTATCAATACTTGTTATTTATTGCCATTTCTAGCTCTTTTGGCGTTAGAGGCATAAGTAAAATAATGAACATGAAAAAGTAACATATTCAAACTAACGCGAGAAATACAGGAGTTATGGGAAAGCTTAGATTATGTAAGCAACCCTCTTAAATAATGCAGATGCAATATTTTAATATCGAAGAGTTTAACTGCCAAGAAACTGGCAAGAATAATATGTGTCCCTTCTTTCTAGAGAAGCTGGATCAGCTACGTCATGAATGCAATATGCCATTCCATATAACTAGTGGATACCGAGACAAGACACATTCCATTGAAGCTGCCAAAGGAACGCCAGGTACGCACGCTCAAGGCATCGCTGTGGACATCCAAGCTCGCAATGGGTATGAACGGTATATCATAGCCTCAACTGCTCTTAGAATGGGTTTTACGGGCATTGGCATAGCTAAGACTTTTGTACACGTTGACACTCGCAAGTCTGTTCCAGTTTTGTGGTCATACTAGACGATACATGATTGATTTCATGGTCATTGGACTGCCGCGCAGTAGAACTACCTGGATGGCAAACTGGCTAACCACTACATCTACCCTGTGCCTACATGATGCTATATCTACGCATACCCAGGCCGAGCTAGATTCTTACCCAACAAATCGCAAATTTGGCATTTCAGAGACTGCTATTTTCCACTTAGGCAGCAAATTAAATGCTCATCCGGCCAAGAAGTTAATTATCCACAGGCCCATCCACGAAATATACAAATCTATTGGCAGGCCAATACCTTTTCCCAATGCAGATTGTCTGCTTCAAGAGATTAAAGGATTGCATATTCAGCACAAAGACATCAATAGTCGTGCAGAAGAGATATGGATGCACCTCATAGGCTCTAAATTCGATTCTAAGCGATTTAACGTGCTATCTGGAATGAACGTACAGCCAAACTTCAAAGGGCTTAGACCGCAAAACCAGAAGGTTATACAGACTTGGTTGGGATTTTAGTTCTGGGTGTTATATATCTTGGATAGCGATAAGAATTAAACCGCTGATTATTAGAACTATCATGTAACTGGTAATCATTTTAAACCTCACGTTAATTAAGCGCGCATCATACACGCGCTCTTTTATGATTTATAATGATATATATTCATGTTAAATATATCGGCAATGATATATCGGCGTATCAGTAAAACGGTTTATAAATTGGTCACTATAAGGCGCAATACTCCTTAGAATGGTAAGTATATAAACCATTCTAATTTAATCTTGCGTCTCATCAAATGTTAAGTACTCACAGATTGCTGTCATTATTTCTCTTTCGAGGTTCATAGACAGATCATCTTCAGTTGGGCATTCGGTGTGCTTAAAAGCTCTGTGCAAGCCAAAAGCAACGCCTTCGCTGACAGCGTTTTCAATTAATTTATAGTAATTGGCTTTCATTTTGCCTCCTTTACGAACACGCCATCAATCATCTTGCCTTTACGATCTTTAATGTCGTTATAGGCATGATCCATACATTCGTATAGGGTTAGATTGTTTCGATGTGCAATATTAATTAAGACTACAATAATGTCACCAATATCATCGACTATGCCATTTTTATTGCCCATAGCTATATTGACACCTAGCTCATCTACCTCTTCTAAAAGCTTTCCCTGATACTGATCTAAATCTGTTGATCCATTTATTAAGTTACGGTCTTTATGCCACTGGATTATCTTATTCTCTAAATCGTCTC